TTATATCGAGAACAGATTTAGTTAAGAATAGTATCATTGATGGTAATGTAGATACTGATAAGTTTATACAATTTATTAAGGTTGCACAAGAAATAGAAATACGAAATTATCTAGGAACGAAGTTATATGATAAGATAGGTGCTGATATTTCAGGAAGTGGTTTAAGTGGTAACTATGAAACATTAGTTCAAACATATATACAACCTATGTTGATTTGGTATGCACAGGCAGAGTATATTCCGTATGCTGCATATCAAATAAAAAACGGAGGAGTTATGAAGCACACTAGCGAAAATGCAGAGAGTGTTTCAAAGAGTGAAGTAGATTTTTTAGTAAATAAAGCGAGAAATACTGCTGAATATTATACACAAAGGTTTTTAGATTACATTGATAACAATAGTAATTTATTCCCAGAGTATAATCAAAACACAGGAGGGGATGTTTACCCAGATAGTGATGGTTTATTTAACGGATGGGTACTGTGATATACAAACCAAAAAATAAAAATATAGTAAAATTAAAGAAATATTTAAATATGAATTGGCAACAAAACAATACTTTAAATTTAGAAATAACATATAAAAAGAGATAGTTATGGCTTTCGGTAAAATTTATGATACTACTTATTGGGGTTCTCCTGTAGAGGGGGGTTGGGGTGGTATATACTTTGATTTAACAGAATTAGAAGTTTTATCAGAAGATGGACTATACTTAATAACAGAAAATAATAATAGAATAATTTTAGAATAAAATGGCAAACAAAAAGTTTTCAGAGTTTACGTTAAAAACCGATTCAGCTAATGTAGATTTCGTAGTAGGATATGATGGGTCGGACAACGTAAGGATAGCACCAAGTAATTTAAGTACAGGACTACCAACAACAGGAGGTACAATTACAGGAGATGTTAAATTTAATGACGGTGTTGTATTACAAATAGGTTCTAGTGCAGATTTACAATTATTCCACGAATCTAATAATTCTTATATATCTAATAATATAGGAGATTTATATATCAGAAACTTTTCTGATGATAAAGATATTATATTTCAAACTGATGATGGTTCAGGTGGAGTAAAAACATATTTCCATTTAGACGGAAGTCAAGCAACAGGTGCAGGAGTTACATTTACAAAATGGGATGATTCAGGTGTAATCAGTTTAGGAACAAGCTCGGATTGTTATATTAGACACAATGGAACTGAAACAAGTATTAAAAATGGTACAGGAGATTTAGTTATTCAAAACGAAGCTACTGATAAAGATATAATATTTAATTGTGAAGCAAGTGGTTCAACAGTTGAATATTTTAGAGTTGATGGTAGTGCTGAAAACATAAATATATCTAAAGATACAGTACGTGGAGATAACGTTAAGGCTAGTTGGGGGGATGCAAACGATTTTCAAATATATCACGATGGCTCTCACTCTTTTGTAAGTGAACAAGGTACAGGAAGTTTAATTACATTAGCAACAAACTATCAATTAAACAACTCTGCTAATTCACAAAATATGATAACTGCTACTGATGGTGGTGCAGTTACGCTTTTTACTGCTGGAGCCGCAAAGTTAGCCACTACAAGTACAGGAATAGATGTAACAGGAACAACAGATACAGACAATTTAACAATAGCAGGAGCGCAAGGATCAGACGGGCAAGTATTGACTTCTACAGGTAGTGGTGTAGCTTGGGAAGATGCAAGTGGTGGTGGTGCTACAAGTTTAAATGGTTTGACAGATGTATTAATAGACGGAACGTCAAGTTATTTAGTAAATATACCTGCTAGTTTAAGTGGGAATCCTGCTGATAATACTGTTTTTGGTAACGGTGCAGGAAACGCATTGACATCAGGTTCAAGTAATACATTTATAGGACACGATGCAGGAGCAGGGGTATCAGGAGATGAGGATAACGTAGCAATAGGAGAGGGTGCTTTTTCAGCATCTAATGTATTTAAAGGCGTAGCAGTAGGTTACCACGCAGGAAAAAATAACAACGGAAACTATAATGTATTTGTAGGAGAAAATGCAGGTTATAATACAAGTTCAAGTAACAATACTTCAGTAGGTAATAATGCAGGTAGAAGTTCATCAGCGTCTAATCATTCTGCTATAGGTTACCAAGCAGGTTATTCTCAAACGTCTGGTAGTGGTAACACAAATATAGGGCATAAAGCAGGTTATGCAAATACAACCCAAGCTGATAGAACTATGGTAGGTTACGAAGCAGGGGAACACAACACAGGAGCAGCTTGTACTTTTATAGGACTTGCAGCAGGAAAAGGAAGTTCAGGTAATAGTACAGGTGCATATAATACAGCCATTGGTAAAGAAGCAGGTTTAGCAATTACTTCAGGTACTCAAAATGTTTTAGTAGGTTCTTCAGCAGGGGATAGCATTACAACAGGTGATAATAATATTGTTATTGGCTATGAAGCTGATAGTAGTTCTGCAACTGTTGATAATGAAATTACTTTAGGTAACTCATCTATTGCAACTATAAGAGCGCAAGTTCAAACAATATCATCTTTATCAGATAAAAGAGATAAAACAAACATTAAAGATTCAGATTATGGGTTAGATTTAGTAAACTCTTTAAAGCCTGTTACGTTTGATTGGAATATGCGAGATGGTGCAAAAGTAGGGCAAAAAGATTTAGGTTTTATTGCACAAGATTTACAAGAGCTAGATGACGAAAACTTACAATTAGTTTATGAAAGCAATCCAGAAAAACTTGAAGCTAGTTACGGAAGATTAGTACCTGTGCTTGTTAAGGCGATACAAGATTTATCAGCAAAAGTAACAGCATTAGAAAACGCTTAATAATTAAAAATAACAAAAATGTATAGAAATTCAGTAACATCAGATAATACTCCTGATTCACACAAAGCAGTAATTGCAGGGCAGATTGATGGGCAGTTAGCACAGGCATCAGCAGATGAAAATTTAGATGCTATAAAAGAGCATTTTAAATGGGTTTTAGCTAATGACTTTTATAAGAATGAGTTAAGTTCAGAGCAAATTAGTTCTATGGAATCTTACTTGCCTGCAAATTATGCAGACGATTACGAAGATTTACCAAGTTAATTTAGTAACTTTATATAAATCAAAAAATATATAAAATGAAAATAACAAAAGAACAAATCAAAAGAGTAAACCAAGTAATTAATAATATGCCGATAGGTGTTTTACCACAAGCACAAGAGATTGTAAAAATCTTAAACGAAAGTGTAGAGGCAGAAAAAGAAGAACAAGAAGATGAAATATAAATTTAAAACAAGAGAGGATATGATTGCTATGTATAATAGTATACCAACTCCTCATTCTAACGGAATCGTAATAGACGGAAACTCTTTAATTATAGAGTGGGATGGTAATGAACCAGAGGGTTGGAGTAAGTACGAAGCTAAAGAAAAAAAATCAAAGAAAGATGGCTAAAATAGGAGAGGACACTAATGTAACTTTAGATTTAAAAACTATTGGTATTATAATTACAGGCGCAGTAGCTATTGCAGGAACGTATATTACTTTGTCTGCTAGTGTGTCAAGCAATACAGAGAGTATAGAATCTTTAGAAACTAATAGTGTTAATCCTATCGAGTTTGAGTATAAAGATACTTTGGTGCGAGAAACCATTAAACGTATTGAAGAAAAACAAGAAACAATGAATGAAGATGTAAGCGAAATTAAAGATCAGTTAGGAAAGATTGATGAACGTTTATATCAAATCAGTAAAAACAGATAATGAGATGTGTAATAGTCCTATGTGCATTTTTTGTAACGGCTGTTTGTAATTCGCAGAATAAAGATGATATTACAGTAATCAACTATACTGCAAAGTTTGTTGAGGAAATATCATTAAAACAATTCAAAGATTACAACCTACAAACCTACTTTATGAGTGAACATTCTAAAATGTTTGCTAAAGAAAAGGTAAAATATTTACCTACAATAATTCTATACAATAACGGAGAGAAAGTTCTGAAAATTGAAAGTGGTATAGATTTAAAGCTCCCAGAAAATTGGGAAGATACTCTCTCTGAAGAAATCGAAATATTACTCCAAGATAAATTTTAATTATGAAAAAACTACTAACCATTATATTATTATTGTTTGCGACTACTTTATTTTCACAAGTAATAGGAGAGCCAAGCAAGAAAGAAGATAAGATCGTAAAGAAATACAAGTTTAAAACATTTTTTAAAGATATATTTAAATATTCAACTCCTTATGTAAGTTATTCAGAAAACAATAGTTTACAGGGCAGACAGACGTTTTATGTAACACAGGAAAGCGAACTAATAGAAACCACAGTAAAAAACCCTAACAACTTTGCATTTAACTTTGGTATTAGAAAGATTGCTAGATTTTCTTATGAAGATAGAGTTAATTGGTATGACGGAAACGAATCAAGAAGTGTAACACAAAACTCTAACGTAGGAAACGTAGATGGACTAGAATATCTATTTAACATATCAAATGGAAGACAACAAAGCAGAGAGTTTACTAATAAGCAATTCTTTGTAAGATACGTTGGCAAACACTATATACTAAAAGCAGAACACTTAAAAAACGATATTGTAGATATTGAATACAGCTCGTTAGATGCACGATTTAAACTTCCGATAGGTAAAAGACTTAATTTAAGTTTTGGCGCAATAGCACGTACTAATCCTGTCGCATACGGACACAATCCTATACAGAATTATCTTGAAGATAACGCTTGGTGGACTTTAAGCTACGATTACGCTAATCACACAGACCAACTTTATGAAATGATTGATCCTTTTACACAAGAATCTTTAGGTTATGATTATTTGTGGTATGACCAAAATGGTCAATTAATAAGTTCATCAGATGAGGACTACAGAAGATTACACTTTGGTAGAGTTGTAAATAGATATAATGACGAAGAACTAGCAAAGATAGGCGACTTTACTTATTTATCTGGTGTCTTGGGTTTAGATTATTATTTCTACCGAAAGAATGTTTGGATTCACGCTTTCGCAAATGCTTTAAGTTACCACAAACTTTTAGAGGGAGATGAAAGATATTCTTATGATAATTTCATAGGAGATGACAAATGGGTAGATATACAAAGTGGAATTATCTTTGGTTTCAGAATTAATAAATGGTTTGGGTTATTTTCAGAATATAACTATCAATCATATTGGGGTAGAGAGATACAAGAAATCAAAACAGGTATAAACATAAAATTCTAATAAATGCAAATAAGCAAACATATTTCTTATAAAGAAGCAGTACACAGCGCAACAGCCAAGCGTAGAGGTATAGAGAATGTGCCTAACGACAACCAATTAGATAATATGTATAAAGTAGCAGAATTTATATTTGAGCCTTTAAGATTGTATGTTGGTGGTGCTATAAAGATTACGTCTTTCTTTAGAAGTCCTAAACTTAATACTGCTATTGGTGGTTCTACTAAATCACAACATTGTAAAGGACAAGCTATAGATATTGATGATGTGTTTGGGCATAAAACCAATTATGAGATGTTTAACTACATAAGAGAGAATTTAGATTTTGACCAACTTATATACGAGTTTGGAAGTAATGACAATCCTGATTGGGTACACGTTTCATATGTATCTAGCAGAGAAAATCGTAACAGAGTTTTGAGAGCGATAAGAGAAAACGGAAAAACAAGATACGAATTATATTAATGGACTTTTCTATAATACTTCTATTACCAAACGGAGTTAATTTAGGCTTTAATTATTTTCCTGCTAACGAAGAATTTAATTATGAGGAGTTAAATATATATTTTGTGTTTGTACAATTTAAATGGAGATTTTATTATGAGTAAAAAGAAATTCAAAGAAACTACAATTGGCAAACTTTTATTAGGTGCTACAAGTGTAATTAATCCTACATTAGGTAATGTGTTACAAGGTGTAACAAGTCCACAAGAAGCGATTGCAGAAATAACTAAATCAGATGCTCCACAAGAAGATAAGATAAAACTTCAACAACTAATATACGACCAACAAAGTAAAGAGATACAAGCTATAACTTCAAGATGGGAAGCAGATAGTATGTCTGATTCTTGGTTGAGTAAAAACGTAAGACCTTTAGTATTGGTATGGTGTATATGTATATTTTCTTTAGCAGGTATATTAGACAGTATTGACAATGTGCCTTTTCACATAAACGAAACTTGGAATGATACTTTTGAGAAAGTAATGATGGCAGTAGTGTTAGCTTACTTTGGTGGTAGAACTACAGAAAAAGCTACAAGTCTGTTTAAAAAATAGGGGTATATATAATTCATATATATTATTTATAGAGTAAGTTGTTTAAGGGATCAGTATATATTATATATATATAGGCGAAGTTATATATATTTTTTGTAATTTCAAACAATGCCTAGAAAAACCTCACGAAAAAATTTAATAAAAAAATTAGATGCTGTATTTAGCGAATACGTTAGACGTAAATATGCAGACAAAAACGGCATAGTATCTTGCTATACTTGTGGTAAGAAAAAATTTTGGAAAGGAGATGGGATGCAGAACGGACACTTTATTTCAAGAAGATCTAGAATATTAAGATGGAGAGAATCTAATTGTAGACCACAATGTTATTCTTGTAATGTTATGAGATATGGAGAATCGTATATTTTTGGTGTAAAGTTAAATGAAGAATATGGTTATAATATTGCAGAAGAATTGTTAATAGAAAGCAAAAAAATAATTAAACAATCTGACGAAGATTTAGTAAATTTAATAAATCATTATAAAGAAAAAATAAATTTGTTATAGTTTTTTCCTTTGTTTTTAGAGGGGTTTATTTCGGTAAGCCTCTTTTTTTTTATTAACAATAGTTTATTTTTAAAATATTTTTTATAACTTTAAGAAAAATAAATATTATGGAAACACCAAAAGATCAGTTAATAGAATTGTATTATCAAAGAGTACAAGCTATGACCGAAAAAATTAATCAATTACAAACACAATTAAATTATTATGAAAGGAAAAATTAAATTTATTCAAGAAAAAGGAGAATGGTCTAATAGTTCAGGCACATTCAACAAATTCCAAGTTACGTTTGATGATGGTAAAAGCTATCAATTTTTAGGAAAATCTACTAAATTTAAAAAGAATATAGGAGACTTAATAGAATACGAAGTTACTAATGAACAATACGGAACTGCAAAGTTAGTTTATACTCAACCACTAGCAAGTGGAAGTAACAAAGACCAACTTATTATAAGACAATCAATGGTTAAAGCAGCTTGTGATTTTCACGCATCAAGACCACAAAGCGACATAGTAACAGTTATTAAAGATGCAGAAAAACTAATAGAATTTATAAACAAATAAAAATGAATAAAATGTCAATAAAAGGAAAAGTAAAAAAAATAACAGAAGTAGAAGAAAAAGGTAATTTTAGAGTAAGAAAGTTAGTATTAGAAACAATGGATAAATACCCACAAGTAGTAGCTCTTGATTTCACTCAAAATAATGTTGGACTTTTGGACGACCCTATTTGTAAAGTAGGAAACGATGTAGAAGTGTTTTACAACGTAAGAGGTAGAGAGTGGACTAATGCAAACAATCAAGTCCTCTACTTTACTAGCTTACAAGGATGGAGAGTTAGAGAGTATAAAGAGGAGATCTCCACATACGACCAAGCACCAGACAGAGAAGATGATTTACCATTCTAATTAACTTTTAAAATACAGGGGGTTTCGTACCCCCTTTTTTTATGCTTATAAACTACGATTTACATATAGACAAACTAAACGACTTCCGTAATGGCAAAGTCCAAGAAGCTCTTAAGTTAGGACACAAAGAAATAGACACTAGCTTTAGATTTGTTGCAGGTAATATGAATTTTATTCTAGGGCATAATAACGTAGGAAAGACACACTTTACGTTTTATCTTATGTTGTTATACTCACTAAAACACAATATAAGGTGGTTAGTATTTTCTTCAGAAAACGACCCTGTACAACTTATAAAAAAACTTATAGAGTTTATTGAGGGTAAACCAATAAACAAAATAGAACAATCAGACTATGAAGAATCTAAAGAGTTTGTATATAACCATTTTAAGTTTGTAGATATAAACAGACAGTACACTTATAAACAACTTTTAAAATTAGCAACAAAAGTCAAGGAGGCTTGGAATTATCAAGGTTTACTTATTGATCCTATTAACTCTCTAAAGAAAGATTTAAGAAACACAAATGGTTATGAGTACAATTATGTGCAGCTTACTGATATTAGAATCTTTTGTAAAACACATAACATATCTACTTGGATATGCGCACACGCAGTAACTGAAGCATTAAGAAGAAAACACGGAGCTAATCACGACTATTCTGGACACGTGCCTCCTCCTACAATAGGAGATAGTGAGGGGGGTGCAGTCAATGGCAACAGATGTGATGATTTTTTAATTGTGCATAGATATATAGCAAGTCCTGATGCTTGGATGTACACAAGATTATATGTAGCTAAAGTAAAGGAAATGTCTTTAGGGTATAAACCTACAAGCCACGAAGCTCCTATATTATTTAAGTCAATACTTAATAACGTTGGCTTTCAAGTAGGAGGTAAAAATTTAATAAAGTATAGAACTAAAAAACAATTAAAGATTGACAACTCTTGAGAAATTAGCTAGTAAACACCATATATGGGTTAGAACAGTCAAGAGCTTTGGCTGTAAAGGTTATCTCTGCGAAGATGTAGTGCAAGAGGCTTACTTAAAAATCAACAATCTAATCAATAGTAAAGGTCTCGATATAAGTTATGAGGACGATATAAATTATTTTTATATGTATCGTACTTTAAAAAGTTTGTTTCTTGACTTATGTCGAAAGGAATCTAAAATACAAAAAGTCAATGTTGAATATTTGGAAAGGTTTGTACAAGAGGAGGAGATAAAAGAATACAAAGATATAGAGGGCAAGATGCGAAAACTAAACACACTACTAGACAAAATGTATTGGTATGACGCAAAAGTCTTTAACCTCATCTCTGATGGTATGAGTATAGCAGAATTATCAAAGCAAACAAACATAAGTTATTACTCGTTATATAATACATATAAGAATGTTAAAAATATAATAAAAGATAATATAGAATGGGATTGATATGAAAATATTTATACCAGAAAATATTAAAAAACAATGTTGGGAATATTTATCTAAAAATAGTTTAGCACACAGAGGTAAAGCAGATGGAAATAAAAATGAACAGTTTGTAGGTTTAGTAGGAGAGATATTAACTAAAAAAGTATTTGGCATAAAACATAAATTTGAGAAAGGTTATGACGGAGGTTTTGATTTTGAATACAAAAATAAAAGAATAGATGTTAAGACTATGAGCAGAACAGTAGATATGAAAGATCATTATGTACATAATTTTATTGCATATCAAAAAGATTATAATTGTGATGCTTATATATTTAATTCCATAAACAAAAAAACAAACACACTAACTATATGTGGTTGGGTAAGTAAAGAAGAATTAAAAGAGAAATCATCTTTTTACAAAAAGGGAACTATAAGAGAAAGAACAGATGGCTCTACCTTTGCTATGAAAACTGACACTTACGAAATAAAAAACAATATGTTGAATAATATAAAAGAGTTATGAGATTAGGAGATTTAATAGAAAAAATTACAACCTATACAGGAATTAAGTGGTTAGTTAAGAAAATCTGGGGGGAAGATTGTGGTTGCGACAAGCGAAAAGACAAAGCAAACAAAGTAAAGTTATGGTAAAAGAAGATAGAATACTTTGGAAATCTTTTTTAGAGAGAGAGAAACAACACGAAATAAACAGAGAAGAAATAGAACTTATAGCTAGGCTACACTCTGAACTATATAGACATAAGTATAATGAACCTTGCACTTGTTCAGGAAAAATTTGGAATCAATGGATTGCAGAGATAAATAAAGTATATGAATCTAAATAAAGTACATCAGTTTGAACAATCAATCGTATCTCTTTTAAATCTTCAAGGTTGGAATTTAGAATGGTGTGGTGGAGGTTTTGAACATTTTGATTGTATAGGCACTACAGCAAAAGGCAAATCAGTTGTAATGGAAATTAAATGGAGAAAGAAATACTATGAGAAAAAAATGATTGAAAAGTATAAGTTTGATAAACTATTACAAGAAGATGCTGATGCTTTATACTTTGTGTCTGATCCCAAAGGACATTATATATTCTGGCTAAATGATTTAGCTAAACAAGAAACTGTAGAGTTGTATTGTCCTGATACTACTTTATGGACTAAAAAACGAAATAATAAAGAGTGTTATCTTTTAGACGAAAGAGATGCACATAAAATACATATTAACTATGCCACTTCCTAAACCTAAAGCAAACGAATCAAGAAAAGATTTTATGCAACGCTGTATGAATGATAAAGTTATGATTAACGAATACAGAAATGCTAATCAAAGAATTGCAGTTTGTTCTTCCCTTTTTGAAAAAAAGTAATCAACATTTGTTTGTAACGTTTTTTTTTGTATATTAGCATTATAATTAATAACAAAAACTAAATATTATGAGAACACTTAAAATAAATGAAACAAGAGAATGGTATGAGTTTCTGTGGAAAAATAGATATAGAAAATCATACGAAGAATTATTAAAGGAATATAAAACTAAAAACAAATGAAAACACGTATAATGACAAATAAAGATAGAAACTCATATAGAGTTGACATCATAGATAAAGGAGAGCTTACAAGCCACTACTTTACTACAGAGAAAGAAGCTAAAAAGTTTCAATTATTTACAGTAAACGTAGATAAATACAAACAATTTATATAACACTAAACAAAGGTTTATGTCGCATGAAGCGACTAAACCGAAACAAATTATGAAAAAACTTATAGACGAATTAGTAATTTTAGATGACTGTGTAGTAACAGGTACTTTTGCTTGGAGGTCAGACATTGACCCTAATTGGAAACCTATGGTATGGAATGAAACTTTTGAATGTTGGACTAGAGATTACTGTGGATAAAAAGATAAACAATCTTAAGGAACTAGAGATTTGGTCTGACCTTAATTTTCTTTCTTCTATAATTAAAAGTAGAATAGATAAAAGAAAAACAAAGAATTTAGAGAAGATGTCTGAATCTATCGTGAGGGTTATTTACTACTTTCAAGAATACTCCAACAACATACGACTACATAAAAAAGCTCTGGGAGAATACAGACTTGCTAAAAACAGAGCAATAGAAAGAGCAAGAAAATCAGAGAAACAAAACGAAGAACTTAAACTTAAAATAAAAAAATATGCCAATTTATAACGAAATATTTGACAGCTATAGAGAAGAAGTAAATAAAATTCATAAAGCTATGAGGCTACTTGTTAAACACCGATATAAGATAATTGATTTAGAGAATCACCTTATACATAGTGGTAATATTGACAAAGCAAGATCAAGAGCAATACAAGGTCAAGATTCTCAAAGAGCAAGATACGATAGAGTACCAAAACACTCAAGAGTATATTTAAGCACTAATGAAGAAACTAACATAAAAACAAATTGAAAAAATACGAAAACAAAATGAAAGCCTTACTATTTAGTTATTTAGGCTTATTAATTACTTTACTATGGATGATATTCAACTCTTAAACGGAGAACGATTTAAACACGATGAAATACTAGAGCTGATGAAGTCAGATGATTTCTATTATGGGTATCTAGGCAAAGCTGCATTAAGCTCCTCATCTATCAAACTACTATTAGATAGTCCAAAGAAATACAAATACGTTACAGAATACGGACAAAAAGAATCAAGTGCTTTATCGGCAGGTTGGTTATTTCATACAGCAATATTAGAGCCAGAGGTTTTTAACTCACAGATATTTGTAGATGTGCAAAGCAAAAACACAAAGGCATATAAGTTAGCGAAAGAAGAACACGATAGAGTTTTTACTATAAAAGAAAAAAGAGATGCAGAGAGATTAGCTGATGCCTTTTTAAGAAACGAACACGCATTACAACTAATAACAGACTGCGAGTTTGAAGTTCCTGCTATAGGTATAGTGCAGGGTTACCCTTTTAGAGGTAAGGCAGATGTACTTGATAAGTATAGAGTGGTTGATCTTAAAACAACAAGCGACTTAAAAGCATTCCCTTATGCTGCAAGAAAATACGGATATGATGTACAAGTATATTTATATTGTGAATTGTTTAATAAACCTTACGAGGAGTTTAAGTTTGCAGCTATAGACAAAGGCTCATTAGATATAGGTATCTATGATGTTAGTGAGGAATTTTATAATTCAGGAAAGGAGAAAGTTACCAGAGCATTAGAAACATTTGAAACATTTTTTATTAACGGAGCAGACTTGGATAGTTACTGCATAAAAGGAACTTTATGAAAGAGGCAAATAAAATAGCAAAAAACATTATAGATATATCTGGTATAGATGTATTTAATAATAGCAGAAAACGAGAATATATAGAGATAAGGTCTTTACTTACATTTATGTTAAGGCATCATTGTAATATGACTTTTCACGAAATAAAAGATTTCTACCAATCTAAAGGAAAGAACTACGATCACGCAACAGCTCTACATAGTTTGAAATCTTTTGAAACACATAGAAGATACAATACAAAGCTAGACAAGTATTTTGATATAGTCCTTTTAAGAATAAGAAACAAATCAAAATTAAGAAAAGCATTAATAAACCACATAATAGACTACACAAAAGAAAAGGACTTAAAGAAACTTTTGAGAATAGTAGATACATTACCTTTAAAAGATATAGATGGAAAAGAACAAACAAAAGAGAAAACAGATACCCTTGTATAGTGGACTAATAAAATACTTTCCTGATGCACTATGCGAAGTAGCAAGAGTAAGCTACATAGGAAGTAAACAACATCACCCAGACGAAGATATACATTGGGATAGAGAAAAAAGTAAAGATGATCTTGATGCACTTATGCGACACCTAATGGAGAATGGTATGTATGATATTGACGGAGTTCGTCATTCTGCTAAAATCGCTTGGCGCAGCCTTGCCCATCTTCAAAAAGAAATCGAGGGAGATAAGTTTGAGGAGGGTTATGATGAGCAATTTGGTGATTACAAAATACCACACGACCAAATAATATCAGGTACAGAATGATATACAACCAAGACTGTATGGAAGCTATGAAAGAGATGTCAGACAATCAGTTTGACTTGGCTATTGTTGATCCTCCTTATGGAATTGGTGCATCAAAAGTTAGTAAAAAAAAACATTTAATAAAACAGAAAAACGGAAAGATAAGCAAGACACCTAACAACAATTATAAAATTAAAGATTGGGATAAACGGACACCATCAGCAGAATTTTTTAAACAGATTAAAAGAGTTTCAAAAAATCAAATTATTTGGGGGGTAAATTATTATGATTATAATTTAAATGGAGGCAGATTAGTTTGGGATAAATTGAATGATAACTGCGATCAATTTGACTGCGAAATAGCATATAATAGTATTAACAGAAGAACAGATATTATTAGATATAAATGGATAGGTATGTTTCAAGGTAAATCTATATCAAATAATTATGCTGTAGCTAATGTTCAAAATGGCAACAAAAAGTTAAATGAAAAAAGAATACACCCTACACAAAAACCTGTAAAGCTATATGAGTGGTTGCTTATGAATTATGCTAAAGAGGGAGATACAATACTTGATACTCATTTAGGTAGTGGCTCAATAGCTATAGCTTGTCATAATTTAGGCTTTGAGCTAACAGGCTACGAAATAGATAAAGAATACTTTGAAGCAGCAAAGAAACGAATAGAACAACATAAACAACAAGGCAGACTATGGTAAACAAAAAATACACCACAATACAAAGAATAAAAAGATTAGAGAATATAGTAAGCCAAATCTATATGAGTGTTGAGGTAATTAAGCAACAACTTGAGAAAAATGAATCAACAACAGATTAAATTATTTAGCAGCAAAAAAACAGATAATTGGCAAACTCCAAAATGGCTATATGATGAATTAAATGCAGAATTTGATTTTGATTTTGATCCTTGTCCATTAAATTCAACGTTTGATGGATTACAATGTGATTGGGGAGAAAGTAACTTTGTAAACCCGCCTTATAGTAATGTAAAAGGTTTTCTGCAAAAAGCACACGAGCAATTAAATAAAGGTATAGCAAAGAAGATAGTGTTTCTAACATTTGCTAATACAGATACAAAATGGTTTCACGATTATTGTTATGGACAATGTGAATTAAGATTTATTAAAGGTAGGCTAAAGTTTTTAGATGCATCAGGGCAAGTTAAAAATTCTGCTATGCGCCCAAGTATGTTAATGATATTCAAACAAAATCCTCAAAAGTAACGTTATATAATTGATTAATCAATCTTTTTCAATTATGGATAAACGTATAAACAATGGTGGTAAAAGAGAGGGTGCAGGTAGAAAACCCAAGACAGAAGAAGTTAAACTAATAGAGAAACTTACACCACTTGAGCCTTTAGCATTTGAAGCTCTTAAAAAGGGTTTAGAAAAGGGCGACTTTAAATATGTACAACTATACTACAATTATGTAGCAGGTAAACCAAAAGAAACAAAGGACATACACATAAACGAAGATGTACCTTTATTTATTGATTAATGCAGCTTACCAAAACTTTAGCACTTAACAAACTACGAGAACTACACAAAAGAGTTCGTATAATTAGAGGAGGATCATCAGCAGGTAAAACAATCGGCATCATAGCAATCCTTATAGACTATGCAATAAGACACAAAGGTAAAGAAATAAGCATAGTAGCAGAATCAATACCTCATCTTCGTAGAGGAGCTTTAAAGGACTTTCTTAATATACTTAAAGGTCTGAATAGGTATGATGATAGAAAGTTTAACAAAAGTACCTTAAAATACGAATTCAGTAATGGCAGTTATATAGAGTTCTTTAGTACAGACCAACCAGACAAATTAAGAGGAGCTAGACGTACAGACTTATTTATTAATGAGTGCAATAATGTAGGCTTTGATTCTTACCAACAATTAGCAGTTAGAACTTCAGGCAATATATGGCTTGACTTTAACCCTGCTAACTTATTCTGGGTAGATAAAGAATTAATAGGTCAGCAAGATACGGACTTTATAACACTAACCTACAAAGACAATAACAGCCTACCAGAAACAATAGTAAAAGAAATAGAGAAAGCAAAGACAAAAGCAAAGACCTCAACCTATTGGGCTAATTGGTGGAAAGTGTACGGACTAGGGCAGATAGGTAGTTTAGAGGGTGTATGTATTCCTGATTGGAAACCTATAGACCAAATACCTAATGAAGCTAGATTATTATGTGCAGGTCTTGACTTTGGTTATTCTGTTGATCCATCAACTATCATAAGATTATATAAATGGAATGATGCTTATATCTTTGATGAGGTACTATATCGTAAAGGAATGTTAAACAGAGATTTAAGCTACTTTATAAAATCAAACGACATACGAGAACACATATACGCAGATAGTGCAGAACCTAAATCAATACAAGAATTAAGAAACTACGGACACAAAGTATTCCCTGTAACAAAGGGTAGAGATTCAATAGTCTATGGTATCAACCTAATCAACCAAAACGAAATATACATAACAAGCCATTCTAAAAACTTAATAAGAGAATTACAGGGTTATATATGGGATAAAGACAAAGAGGGTAACAATCTACAAAAACCTACAGGTACACACCCTGACTGTATAGATGCAGCAAGATACGCTTTAATGATGCAATTAGCAAACCCTAATAGAGGTAAGTACACAATACAATAGTTTCTAAAACTTTTTATTTCTGCGTTATACTAATATGAAATTAGAAGTTTATATCCCAGACACATTAAGTGAAATTACTCTAGGACAATATCAAAAGTATTTAAAGATACAATCTCTAAATGAAGATGAGAACTTTTTAGCTATGAAAATGATAGAGATTTTTTGTGGTTTAAGAGGCGATACTATATTAGCTATGAAAGCTAAAAGCATTAGAGATATTACTATAGTATTAACACAAATGTTTGAAGAAAAACCTCAACTTGTAAAAGAGTTTGATATGGGTGGAGTAAGTTATGGTTTTATACCTAATTTACAAGATATGTCTTTTGGAGAGTATATAGATCTTGACACTTTCATAGGCGATATGGAAAATATACATAAAGCTATGGCAGTTCTTTATAGACCTATTAAAGTGAAAGATAAAGACAGGTATCTTATAGAAGATTACAAAGGAGAAGAAACCGATATAATGAAGTCAATGCCAATGGATGCTGTATTAAGTTCTATACTTTTTTTTTATCATTTAGGGATGGACTTATCGAAAGCTATGCTGAACTCTTTGGAGGAGGAGGAAATGAACATAGTGCAACAGCGAATTTTGGAAGAAAGTGGGGGTGGTATCAATCACTTTTTGGACTCTCTCAAGGGGATATTACAAAATTCAAAAATATCACTAAACTAAACGTACACGAATGTTTGTATGCTTTAAGTTTTATGAAAGAAAAAGCAGATTTAGAATCTAAACAAATAAAAAACAAAATTAACAAATGAGCAATCAAGGAGTAAGAGGCTATTACCAAATTACAGATACTATCAAGACAAATCTGTTAGCAGATGAAAATGTCAATACTGTAACAACAGGCGATATAACAGAAATAGACCTTGCAAAACAAACGATATTTCCTTTAGCTCATATTATAGTAAACTCTGTAACAATACAAGAGGCAGTTCTTAACTTTAACATTAGTGTAATGTGTATGGATATAGTTGATGTAAGTAAAGACGAAACTACAGACATATTCGTAGGCAACAATAACGAGCAAGACATTCTGAACACACAATTAGCAGTAGCTAACAAATTAGTAGGGTTATTAAGCAAAGGCACTCTATATCAAAACAAATATCAACTAGACGGAGATGCTTCTTGTGAGTTCTTTTATGAAAGGTTTGAAAATCAATTAGCAGGTGTTGCTTGTACGTTCAATGTATTAATTAGTAATGATATAAACGTATGCAGTTAAAAGAAACCAGAGAAGCCTTAAATAAGTTTGCAAAGTTTGTAATACAACAAGCTAGGACACGACTTACAAAAGGAGTTAAAAAGGGAGGTAAAAGATTTTCCCAAAACGATACAAGAAAACTATACAACAGTTTAGAGTATTTACCTTTTATAGATGGAGATAAGATAGGGGTAAAGTTTTATATGGAAGATTATGGTAAGTTCCAAGACAAAGGTGTTAAAGGTACAAAGTCCAATTATGTAGAAAATAAAAACTCTCCTTTTTCTTATAGGTCTAGTATGCCAAACCCTGCGATATTTGAGGGTTACATAAAAAGAAAGGGTATTAAGGGTAGAGATAAAAAAACAGGAAGATTCATAACAAACAAAACTTTACAATTTTTAATTGCAAGGAGTATATTTCAAAAGGGTATAAAAGCAAGTATGTTTTTTACTAAACCTTTTAATCAAGCATATGAGAAATTACCTCTTGAACTACAAGAGAACTTTGTTAAAGACATAGAAAAAATAATATTCACTAATGGCTAATATATTTTTAAGAAGTCCATACTTTGTAACAATTACTACAGCAAGTCATTTGTCTGCACAAATAGCATTAACAATAGATGGTACTTTACGTTATACAATACTAAAAAACGCTACAAGCAATAGAACAGTATTTGAAATAGCAACACTAGCAAAAGATTATTGGAGTCCAAGCGCAACAGTTTTTGATTCAGTAGCTATATCTTATGTTGTAACAACTTATACAGCAGTAGATGGTGGAGGTACAGCTACAGCACAGGGAGCAGTAACACATACAGGATTCTATGGTTATGGCTTATTTACAGAATCTACTAACCCTGATATTGATGCTACTGATTTTGAATTGACAAACACAGCAGATACTAGAGTTCTTTATTTGCCAGACAATACTGCTAGTTTTGCTTGGGATATGAATAGTGGTACAGCTACTAAAACTACTATAAGCACATCAGACACTAGTAAAGCAGCAGCTTCAGGTAATTATACTTGGAATATAACTAGAATATGTAGTGCAAAATATACTCCGATAAAAATGACATTTATAAATAAGAATGGAGTTGCACAAGAGCATTATTTCTTTTTAAAATCAGTAGAAAGTATTAATACAAAATCTGACAATTACAAACAATCTTTATTTAGACAATCAACAAGTTTATATAGTAGAACTCAACATCAAAAACAAATATTCAATAAGAACGGAAACATAAAATATACACTTAACACAAACTATATGATCGAAGCATATAACGAAGTTATGCAAGATATTTTATTAAGTGAGTATTGTTGGATTGATTTCGGTGGAGTAACATACAGACCTGTTGTTGTAACATCAAGCTCACTAACTTACAAAACATCATTAAACGACAGGCTAATACAATATACACTAGAGGTAGAAGAAGCAAATAGTGTAATTAATAATATACTATAAATGAAGCGTGAGGTACAATTATTTATATCTGATACAAGGGTTGATTTATTCCAAGACGAAACAATAAGTATCACAGATTCAATTCAGAACATATCTGACATTAGCAAAGTATTTACACCTTTTTCTAAATCTTTTAATTTACCTGCATCAGCAACAAATAATAAATTATTTCAACATTATTATAACTTCAACATTCAAGATGGGCTAGATGCTAGGTTTCAGATAGATGCTAGAATAGAAATTAATCTAGTGCCATTTAGAACAGGCAAAATAAGATTAGAGGGTGTTACAATGAAAGACAACAAACCTAATGCCTATAAGATTGTATTTTTTGGAGAGCCATCTAGTTTGAATGATATATTTGGAGAAGAAGATTTAAGCTCCTTAAACCCTTTAACAACTTATGATATAAAAAGTGATACAGTTACAGCAGATGTAGAAAATGGCTTTAAGACAGGTTTGCAAAGCACAGGGGTAAATGCTACAAGCACAGCGAATCGCAATGTAGTAGTTCCTTTAATTAGTGTAGAAAATTATTACACATATGACACACCATCAACAAATAGATTAGATAATGTATTATGGACTAATTTAAGAAAAGATTTAAAACCTGCTATCAAACTAAAAAGAGTTATAGAAGCAATACAAACTCAATACAATGTTACTTTTAATATGACAGATAGTGGGGATATTAAGACTTTTTTTGGAAGTGATATGTTTGATGAACTTTATCTTTGGTTACATAGAGAAAAAACTTCACATACTGCTTTAAACAGCACTACGGAACAATTTGGTATTAATTATACTACTGCTGCAATAAAAAGAACATTAAGTGATTACACTTATATAGGTGGAGGTGGAGATGTAGTGTCAGGAGGTAAACTTACAATTAATGAGGGCGAATCTTATTCGTTAAGATTTAGATTTATTGCTAATGCTTCTAATGCACCTATTGAAATTATATCAAGAGATAAAACAACAAACGAATTGTTAGGAGTTCAAAACAGAACATCCTCTACAAGTGCTATGACAGTACCTTTTATTGATCTAACAAGTGGAAATTTATCTTCAAGAGTATTTGACCCAGAAATAAGATTTAACAATAACACAAGTCAATTTATAACATTTTCAGCGCAAAGTTCTTATCCATCAGCATTTGGTTTAGAAATAGATAAAACTGTTAATGGTGTTACAACTCAACATTTTTACGGAAATAGTGCCTTTCAATTATCAGGTATGGTTTTTATACAAGATTATTTGCCAAAAATGAAAGTGATTGATTTTTTATCAGGTTTGTTTAAAATGTTTAATCTAGTAGCTTATAAAAATCTTGGAGATGATACAATCTATGTAGAAACTTTTGACGATTATATGACTAAAGGTACAGTAAGAGATATTTCAGAATATATTGATATTTCTTCTTCTACAATAGATAGACCTGTTCCTTACAATCAAGTAAATTTTAAATATTCAAAACCTGTTACTCAAACAAGTTTAAGATTTATAAATAATTTTAGTCAAGTTTTTGGAGATTTAAATTATTCTGCACCTGAAAAATATGATGGTCAAGCATTTAACTTGGAAGTGCCATTTGAAAAAACTGTCTTAATAAATTTAGAAAACAATGCAGGTCAAGAAACAAATAATATAGAAGCGTGGTGGGTAGATTCAGGTGATAAAACAGCTTTAGGAAAACCGTATATATTTTTTAACAGAGTTGTTGATTCTAGCAGTAACACAGTAACATCTTCTAATTTTACAAGTTATAATGCTCCATCTAACGTATCATCAGATGAAAACCATAGTTTAAACTTTGGTGCTGAATATGATGAGTTTAATAAAGACATAAATAGAAATAGTTTGTTTGAAAGATTTTACAAAAACTATATAGTACAAACATTTAATCAAAATGGTAGAATTATCAAAGTGTCTGCACAACTTCCAATTAGTTTTATATTGAATTATGAGCTTTACGACATTATACAAATAAACGGACAAAAATATTATATAAATAGTTTAAAAATAAATCTAGCAACAGGCAGGTCAGAATTAGAATTAATAGTAAAAACATCAACATATACAAATAGCGTATTAACATAATGATAAAGAATATATTAGAGATGCTCACTTATGTAGAAGGAGGATCAGAACTTATAGACATAGCAAAGGGTAAATACAAATACCCAGAAAGCATAAAAGAAGTGTATAACAACTTTAAAAAAGACGTATGGCAAAAGTAATTGAAGCAGAATTAAAATTAAAATATAAAGAAGCTGTCAAGAACTTGGATGAAATGCAAAAAGAATACTCCAAGTTAGAAAAGCAGATTGACGACACAAACAAAACAGCAAAAAAATCTGAAAAGGGTTTAACAGGTTTAAGTAAAGGTTTTAAAAGTATTGGTACTGCATTTAAAGCAGCAGGTATAGGATTAGTAGTTTCTTTATTTGCAGCATTAGCAGCAGCATTAGCTAAAAACCAAAAAGTAATGGATGCAGTTGCAGTAGTTACAGGCACAATATCACAAGTATTTACAGCAGTAGGCAACGTACTAGTTACTGTGTATGAAAATGTTACACAAGCTACAGAAAACTTTGATGCTTTAGGTAGAGTAGTTGGTAATGTTTTTAAAATAGCTTTAGCACCATTCAAATTACTTATTGATGGTTTGGCATTAACTTTTTATTCAGCACAATTAGCTTGGGAACAATCTTTCTTTGGTAGTGGAGATACAGAAAAAATTGCAGCATTAAACGAAAAAATAGGCGAAACAAAACAAAGTTTAGAAGATACTGTAGAGGGTGTAAAAGAAGCAGGATCAGCTATTGTTAAAGATTTTGGAGAAGCAGTAGATGAGGTTTCTAATATTGGCAAACAAGTAGTTGATGGGTTAAGTGATATTAGTGTTAAAGCAATAGCAGAAAATGTTAAGGCAAACGAACAACTTAAAAAAGCAGCAGCCGAAGCAAGAATAGTAAATCAAGGTTTAATAGAGCAGTACGACAGACAAGCCGAACAACAAAGGCAAATAAGAGATAATGATTTAAAAAGTATTGATGATAGAATAGCTGCTAATGATAATTTAAAAGCTACACTTGAAGAACAAGAAAAATCAATGTTAGCAAATGCTGACTTGATGATACAACAGGCAGAGTTACAATTTAAGTTATCAGGTCTTGAAGAAGATAGGTTAGCATTATTAGAAGCAAGAAACGAGAAGAAAGCAATAGAAGCACAAATAGAGGGCTTTATGTCAGAGCAAGAATCTAACAGAGTTGCATTATTAAAAGAGAAAATGGAATTAGAGTTGTCTAATGATGAAGCTACTGCATTAAGGCAATCAGAAGAAAGAAACTTCAATGCAGAGATGGAAGAAAGCGAAGTTCGTAGAATACAAATGATGTTAGATAATCTTGAAATAGAAAGAGGCGTTGAAGAAGAAAGATTAAGAATTAAAAGAGATTCATACGAGGAGGGTACACAAGCATTTATAGATGCAAACAACGAACTTTTAGATTTTCAACAAGAAAGTGCAAACACGCAAGAAAAACTTGAACAAGATTTAGATAAGGGCAAAAAGAGTAGAATGAAAAAAATGATGGGTGATATAGTTTCTATTGTTGGTGCTAATAGTAAGTTTGGTAAAGCTGTTGCTATAGCAGGTGCAATTCAAGACACTTATGCAGGTGCTTCTAAAGCATTAAAACAGGGGGGTATATTTGGTTTTGTTGGAGCAGCAGCAGTAATAGCAGCAGGTTTAAAGAATGTAAAACAAATTGCAGGAACTAAATCTCCGAAACCTCCATCAGGATTGGGTGCAAGAGATACAGGCGATAGTCCAACATCTGTACCATCAGCATCAACAGCAGTATCTTTACCTCCACAATTTGACACAGTAGGTGCTAGTGGTGTAAATCAATTAGCAGATGCTCTAGGTAATCAAGCACCTGTACAAGCATTTGTTGTAAGTGGAGATGTAACAACTGCACAAGAACTTGACAGAAATATTATTCAAGGAGCAAGTATAGGATAAACAAAAAATTAATTTAATACGTTATAATAATATGAGAATCGTAGAACTTATTTTGGGAGATGATGAACTAACAGGAATCGAAGCTATTTCAGTTGTTGAAAACCCAGCAATAGAAGAAGATTTTATAGCACTAAAAAGCGAGGAAATAAAACTTGCAGAGGTAGATAAAGAAAAGCGTATCTTAATGGGTGCTTTACTTATTCCTAATAAACCTATCTACAGAAAAAAAGGAGAAGAAGAATATTACATATATTTCTCAAAAGATACAGTAGAAAAAGCATCACAGCTTTATTTAATGAATGGTAATCAATCAAAAGCTACATTAGAACACCAACAT